TCCCCGGATCGAGGAGGTCAACGTCTCGCCGAGGATGGCCAGCGTGATCATCTCGTCCATGTAGCGGCAGAGATCTTCGTAGGTGTTGACGTTACCGGACCGCGTCGCCTCCAGCAGTTTGACGATGGTGCCGTTGGGAACCACCAGGGCGGACCGCTGGGCGATACCGGCCAGCACGTTCAGCAGCTTGTCCTGTTCGTTGTCGAGCATCCCCTCGGGGTACTCGCCGACCACGGTGGGAGACCCGAACTTCTCGGCGAAGGCCAGCCAGAACGAGATGCCCTGGCGCTTGAAGAAGCAAGGCCAGAACAGGGTGTTGCCGAGGCCGAGGCCATAGGGATCGCCGGTCTTATCGCCGAAATGGTGGACCAGGAACTTGCGCGGCGGTAGTTCCTCGCCTTGGAGCATGTTCTCGAAGGTCAGAATCCGCAGCAGCTGCTCGTCATCGAACACGAAGCGCCGCTGGTCCTTGGGCTTGACATCGGCCGGCACGATGAAATTGTCCGGGCAGACCGTCCAGATGGTCTCGCCCACCGAATAGCCCTTGAGGGTGGCATCCATCTGCTCGGTGCAGATGCGGTCGTACCGAAAGCCCCACTCACCCTTCAGCACTCGCTCGACCAGTTGGGCCGCCTTGCGGTCAACCCGCGCGGTGCCCCCTGGCGTAATCACCCATGTGCGCGCCACCACCGCCGCATAACGCTTGCGCAGCAGTGCCCCCACCAGCGGATCGCGGGCGATCTCGTCATAGATCTTGAGGCCGCGACCGCCTCCGCGCGTCAACAGGATCTCGTCCTGGGGACGCATGGTGTGGGCGAACAACAGGTGGAAGATGTCGCGGTCGGCGCCGGCGACCTCGCGCCTCAGAGCGGGTGGAACCTTGCCCATCTGTGGCCCAGTGGTGTCTTCGCTCAAAGCTCAGCCTCCGATGAAATCGCTGTATCTGCCCCCTGCGGAGCGAATGCCGCCGGTGCGGGCGCCCGACGTACCCCCGGCGGACCGGACGATGCGCCAGAGCATTTCCAGCGCATCGGGGCCGTCGTCGTGGTCGGCATGCGGCCAATGCCTTAATTGCTCCAACAGGGTGGCGTGGTTGGGATTGAAGCGGATCAGCCCATTGGCGACGTGCGGCTGCAGGCTTTCGATGCGCAGCTCCTTGTCGTCGCTGTTGAGGATCGGGACCGCCGGCACCGGGCACCCCATGATGGCCGAGCGCCGGACCAGTTCGGTGCGGAAGAATTCCTGGAACTGGACGCTCTCAATGCCCCAGCGCAGGCAGTGGTATTCCTGATGCAGGGCGATGATGTCCGAGATGATCTTGTCCGGCAGGCGGCGGCGGATCGCCGCCTCGACCACGTCCAGCACACCGGTCTCGCGATTGAGGCCACCCACCAGGACGGCCGAGGGATCGTTGCGCCGGGACTTCTTGCCCAAGCTGGGGTCGCAGACCCCGAAGAACACCCAATGGCGCAGGCGGTCGACCCAGAAGGTCACCTTGGCGAACATGGCGTCGGCGTCGGAAATGGGATCGTTCATGTACTCGGAATCGAACGCGGCGCGGCCGACCCGGACGCGGATCTCCATCAAGCGCTTGAACGGCTGCACCGCCGGCCACAACACCTCGGCTCCGGTCTCCATCTCGGACTGATGCAGGGCGTGGAAGGCATCGGCCGTCGCCTTGCCATCGTTGCGCATCACCTCTTCCCAGCGGTCCCACAGGTCCATGCGGTCGGGCCAGCGGATCACCGCCTTGAACCGGGTCGCCTGCCACATGGGGTTGTTGAGCTTGCGCGCCAGCACCGCGTCGTAATGCAGGATGGTGCCGACATAGAAGATGTCCATGGAGCCATCGGGCGGCCCCAGCGGATCGACCGCCTTGTCGATCCACGATTCCAGCTTGTCGCGCTGTTCCGGCGACCGGACGTTCTCGTCATTCTCGATGTCGTCGAGCCAGACCATATCGGGTCGGCGGGCACCATGACGCACGCCGCGCAGCCGCTTGCCCGAGCCGAAGGCCTGGATCTTGTGGCCACTATTGGTGACGATCACGCCGACCTTCCAGGCGCGGCCCTTGCCGACCCGGTCGGGATAATCGGCGGCCAGACGCGGGTTGACCTCCAGTTCGGCCTTGATGCCCTCCAGCATTTCGGCGGCCTGGTCGAAACTGTCCGACATCAGGCACATGAAATGCTTGCGGTCGGTCAGGTCGCACCACAGGTGGAAGATCTGGCCATAGGTGGTCTTGGCATTGCCGCGCGGTGCCGCGATGGACTCGCGGGCGCCATCGGCCGCATCGACGGCCTCGGGTAGCCGCTTGAACAGGAAGCGGTGGAAAACGCTGGCCTCGGTCGAGACGTAATGGGGAAAATAGGTGCGGCAGAAGAAGGCGAAATCGGCCTCGGCCTGCTGGCGCCGCTCGGCCGAGGCGACGGGATCGATGGAGAATCCGTCAACCTCGGCCTCGATATAGGCTTTGAGGTCGCCGGCCAGTTCGGCCATCGTCCGCAGGAAGTCGGCCTGGGAGGCGGGTTTGGCCGCAGCCATGGGATCAGCCGTACTTGCGGGCGGTGGCGAGCGCGAACGGCTCCAGGATCTCGGCCAGGGCGGCGGCGTGACCGGGGAACCGATCACGCACAAACATCGCCAGATCTTGCAGCAGTTCGGTGGCCACGGCGAAGCGTCCCAGCTCGGGCGCCGCCTTGGCCGAGGCCGACATGGTCTTGGCGAAGGCATCGGCCAGGCGCGACAGAGCTTCGGCGCGGGCCAGCGCCGGGACATTGGTCTCCGCCTTCAGGTTCTCGACCGTGGCCTGATGCAGCGCCAGATAATCGGCCAGAACCATTTGCACGATGGTGCCGATGCCGGCATGGGTGAGCGAATGGGCGGCGCGCGACCTGTCCCAATCATCGCCACCGGCCTCGGCGGCGGCCTTCCACTTTCTCGCCGTGGCGAAGGGGATGCCATGCTGCTGGGATGCCTGCTCCAGGGGGAGCTTGTCCCTCACATAGGAGTCGCGCACGGCGGCCTTGACCTCGGGCTTGTGCGCCATGGTCAGCTCCGCAGCAGATCGCTGGCGGCGTTAGCGGCGCCCCGCATGATGTCACCCGGCAATGGCCGCTTAACGCCCTCGACCACCACCCGGCCAGCGACCACATCACCGCCGCGCGTCTCCAGCCGCACCACCTTGACGCTGGCGACGAACTCGATGGACACCAGATCGCGCTCGGCCAGCCACAGGCACAGGGTGTCCACTTCGGCCCGGGTCATGTCGAGGCCGATGGCGGTCAGCAGCTCTTGCAGCACGCTGGTGTTGAGGCGGTAGTCGGTGTCCTCGGCGAGGAAGCGCAGGACGGCCAGACGCGCCGAGGCCCGCAGGATATCCCGGAGGTCGCTCATGACCGATCTCCCAAGGCGCCGGAAACAATGTCGCGAACGGGTTGCTCGACCCGCTGGATCACGGCGGTGACCACCCTGATATCGCCCGATAGACGCTCCATCTTGATGCGCAGATCGGCGACATCGTCCTTGGTCGGCAGGGTGGAGAGCAGCGTCTCGACCCTCTCGAACCGTGCTTCACCCTTGGCGAGACGGGCGGTAAGCTCATCGTGCTCACCTTCGTGGTCCGTCTGATATCGGGCCATCTCGGCCTTGGTGACGACCTCCTTTCGGAGGCTCCAATGCATCCAGGCGAACAGCCCCAGCAGGACGGTGGAGATCGCCCCCAGCGCCTCGAGCACCAGGCGCGCCAGATCGATCCATTCCGCGTGTGTCATCTCGCCCCCGTCAGATGGCGGGCACAAAACCCGCAGACATTGGTTCCCGGCACCGCTTCGCGGCGCGCATCGGGGATTCGCTCTCTGCAGGAATTGCAGAGATAGGCACTCTTACCGGCCGGCCTGGGCCGGTCCAGGACGGCAGCCACCGCTGCCGCCCTGTCCGCTGTTTCCCGCTCCGAAGCCAGGTCGGCGCTGTCGGCCATTACGACTTCGCGGCGGCCGTCGTCGGAGCCGTGGTGGGAGCCCCCGTCGCCGGAGTCGCCGGCACGGGAACCGCCGGCACCGGCGTCGGGGCCACCACGGGGGCAGCGGCCGGGGCGAGCGCCTTGGCGCAGTCGGCCTGGATGTCCTTGTGGACCGGATCATCAAGGGTGGCCGCCAGCGCCGCAGGGGCGCCCTGGCCGGCCAGCGTGGCCAGAGGTACCCCGACATCCACGGCGACGGGCTGGGCGACGGCATCGGCCTCGCAGGCGTCGGTGATCAGGGCGGTTTCGGTGCAAGCGGTCATGGCGCTGACGGACAGCAGCGCAAAGGCGCAGAGGGCGATGATCTTACGCATGTTGGACTCTCCTGTTAGGCCCGAGAGGGCCAATCCCAATGGGACGAGGTGTTGAGGGTGTCCGGCGGACACTCGTTGCGGCACACCGAGGTGACCGGGCCGGGAGCGGCGCCGTCGAAGAACACCATCAGGTTGACGCAGGACGGCCCCCAGACGCGGGTGATGATGGCCGGATGCATGCGGGTGCCGTTGATCTTGGCCGCCGAGTCGTCCTGGTAGTAGTGGACGATGCGACCCACGGTCGGGAGTTGTTCGGACATTGAGGGCCTCACTGTTGGCCGGCGGCGGCGGGGGCGGCCGGCGCGGGCTGGGGAACCGGGGATGACGGCAGGGCGGCGCTGACCTGGTCGCTGGCCGCCTGCAGGCTGCTGGCCATGGCGGCATGGACCGACTGGATGGTGGTCAGCGCATTGGTGATGGATGTGGCCAAGCCGATCAGGTCGGCGGGGGGGCCGGTGATGGTGGCCCCCCCGCTGGCGGGCGCGGCAACGGCAGCCGGTTGGTCGACCGCGGGAAGGTCGGCGCTCCCCTTGTCGGTGGCGGCGGCGATCAGGTTGGCGACCTGGGCCACCTCGGGCGGGATGGCATGACCCAACGGCGTGGTGGTGATCCAGCGCATGAAGGCGATGGACGCCGCCGTCAGAGCGAAGATGGCGTCGAGCCAGCCATTGACCACGTCGGGAGCGAGATGATGGCCGAAGATCCCGGCCACGCCGATGATGCCGGCAAAAATGAGGGTGCGGTAACCGGTCACTTGGACCTCCCCTGGTTGGGATGGATGTTGAAAAGATCGGGGCACAGGCCGTGGGTGACACGTCCCCACCAGCGCCGGAGGGCCGGCCAGAACGGCCACCAACCCCAGCGGCGCAGGGCGTCCTCACCCAGGAACCACAGGGCGGTCAGAATCGACGCGAGGGTGCAGAAGCCGGCGATGACGATGGCGATGTCGCGAATGGTCTCGATCACAACGCCCCTCCCGCCGCGTCGAGGGCGGCGATGTAGCTGGCGATACGGTGATCGACCTCGACACCATCCAGCCCCGGCGACGGCGTGCCGATTGGGATCAAGGCTGCGCCAGGGGAGAAGATCGGCGGCAGATCGGGAATCTCATCGGCACCGTGGCGATAGAGCGGCACCGGCAGCTTGGCGCGACTGAACATGCGGGAGACCGCCGGACCGCCCGACACCCGAGGCGGTCCGAAGCCGATGATGGCGGTGAGCAGCGACAGCTTGTCCCGCACCATCATGGCGCCGACCAGCAGCGCGATGGCGGCTCCGAGCGAATGGCCGGTCAGGATGGTGGGCTGTCCGGCCTCGGTGACGGCGCGGCACACCTCGGGATAGACCGCCTCGGCCAGGTCGGCGAAGCCGTGGTGGACGTAGCCGATGCCAGCGAGAAAACGGGGCCGGATATCGAGATCGTCCAGCGCCTGGCGCGCATCATGGGTGCCCTGAAAGGCCACCGCGAAACCATCGGCGGTCGAGGCGGTCAGCGCCTTGGCCTCGCCCACCACCAAGTCGGTGTGGTCATAGGCATGTCGGCACAGATCGGCATAGGGACGCGGGTCGATCATGATGCCCGCACCACTTGGTAGAAGACATGATGCAGATGGGCCGCGACCTGGTTGGCGGGGATCGCCCAGTCGGGCATGCGCTTGACGGCATGCGGGTTGAGGTAATGGGTGGCCTCATGGGCGCTCCCCTTCGCCGCGCCGCTCACGGCGGCCTGGGCAATCTCCAGCGCTTCCGGCCACAGCGGATCGTGCGTCAGGCCGGGAAGTTTGAGGCGGTTGGGATCGCCCGGCAGCCAGCAGTCGTACTGATAGCTCTTGAGGCACACTTCCTTGGGCGTCTCCCCCCACCAATAGGGCGCGCCGGTGCGGGCGCGATGGGCCACGGCGATCTGGACACGGGTCATGATGGTGTCGGCCACCATGGTGCGGCCGATGCGGTCTTCGCCGCGCGCCTCGCCGAGCAGGGTGAGCGCCAGGATCACCGCGTCGGTCTGTTCGGCCGCCCAGGCGTCGATATCGGGGATAGGAGATTGATCGGACACGGGACGCCCTCACGAAGATGCGATCTTCGGCGAAGGTATCCATGGAGGAGAGGGGGGGCCGCGCGGAAGAGCTTCCGCTTTCGGTCAGGTCAGGAGATCAAGCTGTCGCTCATCGACCGGGCGAGCGCGGCGCGCGGGCGGTGCCGATACCCCACTCGACCGCACCATCCGAACATAGCGTTCGTGGCACCCCAGCGCCACGGCGGTTTCGCGGGTCGTGCCCGGATGGGCCAGGATCTTGGCTTTGAGGTGGTCCAGCGATCCCGCCCGAGGGATATCATGGTAGCCGCCGCCGCAGATCTCCGCTACCACCTTGGCGGCACGGACGCCAATGAGATCGACAAGCACGCTCCCCGGCTTGTCCGAGATGTAGCGCTTGGTGCCTCCCCATCGATCCGCCAGGACCAACGCCGCACCGCCCATGCCACGCCGCGCCAGTTCGCCGAGGATGCCGGGAAGTTGGAGAGAGGTGACGGCCTGATCGCTCATGCTCGCACCTTCATCGAGTTTGACTCGACGGTAGCCCGCAAAACGGGCAAGGTTCCCGCATCTCAAGCCAGGAAGGGAATGCCATGCGCCGAGTTATGTTTTTGATCGTCCCGATGATGATGGTGTTGATGACGGGGTGCGTTACCGCTCGGAACTATCAGTTGACGACGGCTTATTCGGACAAGGACTTCGCGCCTTGGCAGGCCGATGGAACGGCCCTTCTCACCGGACAGGCATTCATGAAAACCGTCGGCGGAGACGTGAAGACCTGTGCCGGACAGGAGGTGTTTCTGATGCCGGGAACGGCCTACAATCAGGAGATCATGGGCCAGATCTTGAGGCCCGGTTCCGTGAATTTCAGCAACCGGTCCCCCGAGGCAGACAAATACAGCCGAAGCTCGGTTTGCGACGCCCAAGGCAATTTTTCGTTCGCCAATCTTCCCGCCCTCAAGTGGTATGTAATCGTCGATGTGACGTGGGGCGTTCCCACTCAGTACGGCATCAATTCTCAGGGTGGCATGCTCACCAAGTTCATCGCCCTGAGCGACGGGGCCAATAAGGTGATTCTGACCGGCCAAAATCTGGCTCACTGAGACGGTCATCATCGCGCATCCTCCACCCGCTTGCGCCAGGACTTGAGGGCCTCGGTGACCGTGTTGGCCTGGATGGCCGTCATCCACTCGGGATCATCCAGGCCGGTCATGCGCTTGACGAAGGCCAGCAGCGAGGCGCGGGTGGGCGTTTCGGGGATTCCGGACTTACACATGTCCGACCAGATCGCGAACACCTTGCGCACATGGGCCTTGCCGGAGGGCTTGCGTGAGGTTGCCGCGCCGCTGGAGCCCTTCGGAGGCGTCCACCCGAGCCGCTGGAACTCGGCCAGCACTGCCGCCAGTTGGTGGTCCTTGAGGTCGCGCGAGCTGCTCTTGCCGGTGAGGCGCTCCAGGATCTGCCGATAGGTCGCATCGTCGAGGCCGAGCTCCTTGGCGGCGATGTGGATCTTGGCCAGCATGGGATTGCGGTTGCTCATGACTTCCTCCGATTGACATGCCACAGGGCAGCGGCCGGCGGATGGCCACGTTCCCAGACGAACCATGCGTGAGCGGTAGAGGCACCGTTCTTGCGGGCCTCGGGCGGAATATCGATGCGCCAGCATGTGGCACGGTTCCGGCAGACGTAGATCCTGGCCGGGGGCAGCTCGGCCCAGAATGAGGTTCGGTCTTCCGACTCCCACCAGGCGAAGCGCTGGAAGCAGACGACCTTGCGCGCTCCCAGTTCGAACGAGCGGCGGACGAATTCCACAGCCTTGGAGAACGGAGGGTTCATCAACACCGAAAATTCGCGATGGGCGATGCCGGCGGGCGGTGACCAGGTCAGGAAGTCGATGCCATGATCGCCTTCGGCATAGCCCCAATTATAGAGGTCCATGGCATAGACGCCGTAGCCCCGACGGGCGGCTGCCTCGGCAAGCACACCCCGGCCGCAGCAGGGATCGAACACCACGGGCGTCAATAGCTCCACGTCGAGGATGGACTCGGCCGCCCATTCGTCGGTCTCGAACATCTCGGCGGCTTTGGCCAGATCGGTATAGTCGGACCATGGCCAGGGGAACAGATCGGCGGTCATATTCGGTCTCTCAAAGGGAGGTCATTCAGACTGCGGAGGCCGCATCGTCAAACAGGTCTGGAGTGCGGTCGCAACGCTCGGGCAAACCCTCGACGGTGAAGGCGGTGCAGCGGGGCTGGCCATCGGCGCCGAACAGCCAGGCGATGGGATATCCCTTGTCGGCGAAGGCGTAGGCCATGGACGCCGCCAGGATCGGGCATCCGTCCCCCAGGGCTGGATCGGCGCGGACGGCGGCATCACGGGCGCAGTCGGAGCACCACGCCTCGTAAAACAGCTCACCCTCAAGCCCGTTGGAGGGCACGTATCTTTTCCCGGCCCGATCAGCAAAGGCGGCCGCGAGATCGGTGGGATAGATGGCGCGGCCGGTCATGACAGCAACCCCGCCACCTTGTTGCCGGCGGCGACACCGGCGTTGACATCGATGTCGGCGGCCGCGCGGTAGCCGTGGTGCGTGGCGTCACGCTTGAAGGCGCCTGCGGCCGGCGCCAGGGCGCGCGACCGACCGAACTTCATGCCCTTGTCGGCCAGCTTGAGCTTGAGATCATCCTGGTTGGCCAGAATCAGCGCGTTTGCCCGGTCACCATCCTGGAGACCGCCGTAGCGGCGCCAGAGGCCATTGGAGAGCTTGCCCCCCAGACCGGCCGCAAGCCCCTCCAGGAAGGCCTTGACCGCCTGGTTACGGGTGCTGACCTTGCGCCGCCGCTGGTAGACCCCGGAGGCACGGAAGGCGGTCAGGGCCTGATCGCAGGCGGCGCGCAGCACGTCGTGGACGTATTCGGCCACCAGCACGTCCTGGGCGCGGCCGAAGAAGGTGAAGGCCCAGGACCGGCCATCCTGGACGTACCAGCCCCGGCAATCGGCGAAGCGGGCTACCGCGAACCAGACCTGGTCAAGCGGCGATCTCCGCCCCAGGCCGATGGTATGCTCCGAATATTCGGCCTCCTCCAACTCGTCCTCGGCGATGCCGTGGCGAGACAGCAGCTCCGCCATCTTTTCGGTGGCGGCGATGGCCTCGTCCTCGGTGCAGCCGTTATCGACCGTCTTGGCCTTCAGCGCTCGCAGGACGGCGCGGATCTTGTCGAGGTCAGCCATGGTCAGCGTCCAGCCATGAGACGGGCACGGGACGGGAGCGGTATGGCACCGGACCCATGCTGGGACGGAGAGGCCGCGACGGCCGCACCGATGGATTTGACGATCAGTTGGGCAAGCGCGCTCGTTCCGACGGTGCCCCTGTACTGCCCATTCAAGGCATCCGGATCATGGCGCGAAAAGAACGACTGGATGGCTGTGACGGAGTCCGGATTGCTTTGAGCGGCGATGGACGCCGCCTGCAGGATAACGGCGGTCGCGGCGCCGGCTTTGGATTCGTAGGCATGGCCGGCGGCGATAACCCCGCTTCTGGCCGCCGTGCTGGCGCCCTTGACGATCCGTTCCAGGGTGATCAAAGCCAGCGTCTGTCCTGGAGCCATCCTGTCCTTCTGGATCGGATATTTCGGAATGGACAGGCGGCTATCGTCGCACAGGTGTTGAACTTCAAGCGCCAACGGCTCGCGGGCGGCCAAGCGAGCATGAAACAGCGTATAGGGGTTGACCTGCACACGGACCTGGTTGGTCGAGACGAAGATCTGCGCCTGCTCGGCCACCGTCGCCTGATGCACGACGATGCAGGGGACTGTCTTGATGCCCAGCCGCCGCGCGGCCTCGACCCGGTGCTGGCCGTCGATGATCAGCCAGCCATCATCTTTTTGGGTCACCAGGGCGGTGCCGAAGCAGGACCACTTGAAATGCTGGACGATCTGCTCGATGGCCACCTGGCTGCGGCGGCTGTCGATCTTACGCTGGTAGGTCTCGTCAACCGAAAGCAAGCCGACGGGCAGCCACCCCAATTCGGGGCGGTGGCCATAATCCCTGGTATCGTCGAGGGTTCGCGTGTCCATGGTTAGCATCCTCCTGGATTGCGGTCGTGGATGGTGTTGACCAGGGCGGCGATCTCCGTCCACGCCACCCCGGCAACGACAGCGGCCTGAAGCACCACCTGGAGGTCCGCCTTGGGATCGATCCTGGCCTCGGCCACCACCTGGGCGGCGGCGATCCGGCGCAGCTCGACGCCGGCCTGGGCGAGGCCCTTGGCGGCGGCGCTGTTGCCCGCGCGGTTGAGGTAGGCGCGCAAGGCGATGTCGAAACCGAGATAGGCTCTGAGCATCTGTCCCATGGTCGTTCTCCTGGATGGGAGGGTGGGCGGCGGGCTGAACCCCTACGGTCGTACCGTCCCTCAAAAGGTGCTGGGGGCCTTGCGAGCCGTACCAGACCGCCCTGGGTATCCCTTGCTGTCAGTCGGCGGTGGCGCCCAGGGCCTTGGCCAGCTCGTAGACCCGCTTGCGCACATCCGGATCGGCGATGTTGTAGTAGGCCCGCACCAGTTCCAGGGTCTCGCGCTTGGCCATGGGGTCGGGCTCGAACGTGGCGGGGGCGGACTCGTGGCCACCGGTGCCCTTGATGACGTTGACCGGGCTCTGATTCTGGGTGTTGTCCGACATGTCGTCGAAGAAGTAGGACACCGGCACATCCAGCATGCGGGACAGGTCGAACAGCCGGCTGGCGCCGATGCGGTTGGCGCCGCGCTCGTATTTCTGAACCTGCTGGAAGGTCAAGCCGATGGCCTCGCCCAGCTTTTCCTGGCTCATGCCCAGCAAGGTGCGGCGCAACCGCATGCGGGCGCCCACATGGACATCGACCGGGTTGGCGGTGCCGTCCTCAAGACGGCCACGGGTGCCGGTCTTGCGGGTGGCGTTGATGGGGGTGGTCATGATATTCATGGTGCTCTTCTCCTGAGATTGCGGCCATGGGCCGCTGGTTAAGGCCGATCCCGGTGCAACGGGGTCGGCCAAGTTCATTCGGCCGCCTTGATCTTGCAGGGCGGCCACGCCGGAACATTGGACTCGGCGCAGGCGTCGTGGGTCTGTTCGGCCCAGGCGGTGTAATCGACCACCTCGCCGGCCTCGCCCGGAGCGGCGGGGGTGAACTTATCGCCGCCCACACAAGCCACGCAGGGCTCTCGGCCGGGGACGTAAGGGCCATGCCAGCACTCCGGGCAGGCGGGGAAACGGCGGGAATGCTGGGCCATCATGCGGCCTCGATAGCCAGGATGGCTTCGGGCTCCGCCCCCAGCAGACGCTGGGCGCAAAGGGCGAGGTCGAGCGCGACCTGCGGGTCACCGCCGGGGAGCTGCAGGTGGCCGGCAATCCGCGCCAACAGGTCCACCACCTGGGCGTTGACCTGTTCGGCCTCCTCGACCTGACGACGCAGGCTGTTGCGGGCGAAGGCCTCTGGCCCCGGCTCGACGGCGGCCAGATCCAGCGGGATCATTTTCCAGCCGGCATCCTTGTGGTTGCGACGGTAGATGCGGATGTACCGCTTCGACCCCACCACGCGGACAGCGTCGTCGATGGCGCGGGTGAAGTCCGGCCAACGCGGATCGTCCACCTGCATGCGGCGCAGCGCCAGGATGGCCCGCACATCGACCTTGCCCTCCTGATCGACCTTGAAGGCCCGGGAGATCAACGTCATCAGGAAGGGATCGACCCCCTCGCCGCGCTCGGTGATCATGGCGTCCAGCACCGCCTTGGCCGCCTGCAGCTCGGGACCGAGCACGATGCGGTCGGAAACGGCCACCTGCACCTTCAGCAGGCCGTCGAAGCTGACGAAGGTGCGGTTGCCCTTGGTCTCGCGCGGCTCGACGCCGTAATCCTGGGCGATCAGCGCGTCCAAGGCGGCGATGTCGGCGTCGGTGTGGGCCGCGAAGCGTACCAGCTCGGCCGACAAATCCTCGGCGTAGCCGGCCACCTTGCGGACCATGTCATCCATCAGCAGATCCATGGGCTTGATGTTGGACGCGGCAGTCAGGTCGCCCTGGGCGTTACGGAGGTACAGGACGCCGCCGATCTCGATGGCGCCGGGAATGGATTTAACGGGGGCTTGAATGGTCATTGAGGGGCCTCTCAGTGGGTCATGACGAAGATGGCGGCGCGCAAAGGCGCGGTCGCCCAGTGGATCACCGTGCGAACCGCCAGGCGGGCGCGGCGGAGGGGATGGCGGGAGGTCAGGCGCATTGGGCGGCCTCCTGTTCGAGGCGGTCGAGCAAGGGGGCGACGCGCTCGGCCATCTCGGATGCGGCGATGGTCTGGGCGACTAGGCCGATGGCCAGCTTGTTGACCAGGGTGCTGACCGGCAGATGGCTGGTGAGGCCGCCGATCACGCATTCAGCCGCGTGGAGAGACTCCTCGACGGTGACCGGGCCGCAGACCAGCTCGAACATCCTTCCGTCCGCCTTCACATCGGCGACGAAGTAGCGATCCTCGGTGTCGAGCAGCACGGCACGCTGACCGATACGGGCGACCGGCATGGCGGCGATCTCGCCGGCACTGTCGGTCCAACGGAAGATGGTGTCGCCGGTGAAGGGGAGCGCATTTGCTGCGCTGTGGGTCTTCGACACATTCATGCCGCATCTCCCCCGCCAGAGGTGCCGACCGGGCGGCGCATGCGGCTGCCGGTGGGGAAATTCACCACGTTCTCGGGGAGGGCAACGGACGGGGCGCCGGCCAGCTGGCGGGCATCCTCGGCGCAGGCGGTGAGGATGTCGCAGATCTCTCCGATGGCCTGCGGTTCCATCACGACGCCGGTAACCCGGTATTTCTCCAGCCAAAGGCGCAGAGTGTCGATGTTGTCACTGAGCATGGCTTCCCTCCTTGGGTCGGTTGGGGCAGGCCCCGCAAGCCGTCCAGGCCCGCAGTTCGACAGGGTTGGACATGGGCATGGGAGCGGTGGCGCGGTCCGAGCAGGCGCGCCGCGCGATATCGGTGCGGTCATGCGGGCACGGCACGCGGCCGGCCAGGGCTTCGAGCACCTTGGCTTCGATCCGGGAGGTATCCTCGGCCGGATATTTCCCCGACAGGGCCAACGACACGGCGGTGCGGGATATGCCGATCTTGCGCGCGGTGGCAGCCTTGCTGCCGGTCCGCGCCACATCGTTGGCGAGCAGGATCAGCCACGACATGGCATCACCTCGCCGGTATTCGGGTCGAACACGGTGCCGTCGCGGCGCGGCATGGGCGGCAATGGGCCGGTATCGCGGATCAGCGACCACCGCAGGTATCCATTGCTGGTAAGGCTGGTACCGGGCTCGCGCCGGGGCAGCCGGGTCAGATAGCCGGCGCGCTCCAGTGCCCGGATGTAGCTGCCGGCGGCGGTGTCCGGGCTTTTCTCGCCCTTGGCCGCAAGTTCCAGCAGGCCCGGGATCGAGAATTTTCGCTTCAGCCGCATCCCCCGCCACAGCCGGCCGCGAAAGGAATTCCGCGCCGGCCGCTTGCGTTCCATCGGCCCGCGCGGGCCGGACTTGATCTCGATCCCCCTGGCCTGGGCGTCCACGCCCTCGGCGGTGGCGCGGAAGCATCCCGCCTCGATCCGCACCACCAGGGCGCGGTCGATCAGCCGGGCGGCGGCGCTGGAGATTTGGCGGCGCCCGAGTTCCAGGCTGTCCGCCAGTTGGTCCAAGGTGAGGCATCCCCCCGCCGCCAGGGCGTTAAGGATCGCCGTCTGGTGTCCGCGTTCGGGCGTCATGTTAACGCTCCACCCGGACCAGGATGGGCTTGCCGGTGGCGCGATCCGTCAACAGGGCTTGGCCCTCCATCAACGCGCAGTCGATGGTCTTGCCGGGATTACGCTTGCCGAACCGCTCGATGGAGGCGATGCCTTCCTTGACCTCGCGGGTGAAGCCTTTCGCCTCCTTGTGCAGGAAAGCGGTCAGGTCGGTGGCCACCGGCACCTCGCACAATCCCTTGACCAGATTGGTTACGTCGGTCAGCGGGCAGGGCTTGAACTCCACCGGCTGCGCCACCCGGCTCAGGATCTGGGGGAAGCGGCTGAGGTTGTTGCGGATGCGCCCCATGCCGACCAGGACAAAGGGGATTTCCAGCATGTCCGACAGGTCGCGCAGCGTTTCCAGGATCTCGCCCCGGCGGCTGATATGGTCGGCCTCGTCCACCACCACCGCGAAGGTGGTGCCATCGCGCTCCGCCGCACGGGCTTGGCCCGACAGCGCCGCCAGGGCCTGCTTGTACATGCGCTCGAAGCTGTATTCCGGGGTGATCTTCAGGGTTTCCAGCAGTTCGCGCAGCATCCAGCCCGGCGTCCATTCCTTCTTGGCTCGCAAGTAGACGCCGCCTTCCTGGACGACCCAGCGATAGACGATGGTGGTCTTGCCCAAGCCGGGCTCGCCGTCGACCACCAGGAAGCACGCCTCGGACGCGCCACGGTCGGCCAGCGCCAGCAGGCCGGCGAGGAAGCGGGTGGAATTCTCGGTCTTGACGAAAGTGGGGATCATCGTGATAGGTTCCTCTTGTTCGTGACGTGTTCGGTTACGCGGCAAGGGCTGAGAGCGCGCCAACGTCCAGCCCCTGCATTTCCAAAAGCATTCTGAAAGTTCGGTTCTGCGCCTTGCGGCGCAGTTCCGTCCTGTCCGCGTCGGTGATCATGTGCGGGTTGTCGAGCAGCCAGCGCACCAACGACACATCGTCGCCGAAGGTTGGCCGCTGGCCCGAAGGGACAGTCTCCACCTCTGCCGCTGGGGCCGCCTTGGCCTCAAGCCGGGCGTATTCGGCCTCGGCGGCGGCGGTCTGTTCCGGCGTCAGCATCGGCATTGGGGTGTCCGGCTGGTGGTCGATCAGGGTGCCCGGCCGCAGCTCGGCCAGGGCGACCTGACGATGGTTTTCCAGCCGTGCCAGCTTGCCGGCGACGCGCTCGCCCTCGGCTTTCTGAGCGAAGGCCACAGGCACATACGAGGTCATGTGGCCGTTCCACTTGGCCTCGCAGACATAGCGCCCGTCCAGTAGCGACACCGTCACCGCATTGGCATCGTGGATGTCGTAGGCCACCATCACTTCTTCGCCATGGAGGTATTCCAGCTCGGGAGCGAAGTACTCGTTACCGATCCACCGGATCAGGGCACGATTAACGGTACGGCGGACCGCCGGTCGGAACAGCGTCCGAGCCTCCTCGGCCGGAATCGGATCGGGCGTCCAGCCATCGGCAACGGCCTTGTCCCATTCTTCGCCCGGGGTCATGTGGCGGCGCTTGCCGGTGTCCGGATCGACGATCTTGGCCAAGCTGGAATGAGGCCGGGCGTTGTAGGCCACCATGGCGGCGTCAATGTCGGCGATGAACTCCGTCCACGAGGTCAGTAGGCGCGACGCGCCGGTGGCCTTGATCTCGGCGCGGGTCACCTTGAAGGCATGGCGCCGGGCGTCTTGATCCATGCGTTGTCCGACATAGGTGGGACGCTGTCGCGCCGCCTTGTGCAGCACGGAACTATTGAAGCGCTCGACCACGCCACGGGCCTGGGAAGACCATGGCGCCGAGTTGAGCTTGGTGATCGACAGCCGTGCCGCCAGGCCGGTGACATCGTCTTCCCAGGTGTTGTTATTGATGCCGCCGCCGTTGTCGTAATACAGGATGGCGCTGAGGGTGTTGGTGGTCACCGCATGGCAGTAGGCGTCCGCGACCGACCAGGTGTTTTCGGCGAGCGCCGCCGACCAGCCCACCCATTTTCGGGTGTACACGTCCAGGATGACGGTGATCTCCGGCCGGAATGGGCGCCCGTGGATGGGGTGTGCGACTTCTTGCTTGTAGGTGTGGCCATCGCCGATGAACACCGCGCCAGGCCACAGTTCCGAAACATCACGCGCCACATACGCCTTGAGGGCTTTGATCGCGCGGGCCCCCATGCGCCCCATATTGCGGCTGATGGCATCGAGTCGACGCAGGAACCGATAACACTGATCCTTACTCGGCCTGACCTCTCCTGCCGGCCATGCATCGAGTACCTCCGGGATACCGGGTTTGGCCGGGCGGCCGTACAGCCGCATGAAGGTCGGAACCCATGGCTGGATCGGACCTTCCGCCGCCGCCTTGGGAGCAAGGGCCGCCACGTTTCCGGTGGCCTTGCGACGATCTGACAGCCACCGCTTGAGCGTGCGCACCGACAGGCTCCGGCCCTCGCTGGAGCGGGTATTGGCGATAGGAACCAAGCGCTGAAGCTCGGGAGCCAAGCCGCCCTCGGAGGCCAATTCGACCATACTGTTGATGGCGCCCGTGACGCTGGCTCCCATCAGCACCAACCGGTCGATCTCCGCTAGCAACGCGGCGCGGGCCTCCATCGGGCCGCGCTGGTAGGTCTTAAGATCGGTGACGGCGGGAAGGTCGAGATCAAGCTGGACCGGATCTGCCCTGGTGGTCAGGGACTTGCGGGCCACCGCCTCGCGCACCGGCTTGGGCAGCGCCGCCAAAGGGTATTCCCAGGCCCGTGAACTGTCCGTCCGGCGGCGCCCGCCCCAGCCCAGCCGCTTGGCCAAGCCGTTGATGCCCTGCTCGGTCTCCGGCCAGCCCCGCAGACCCAGCGCCTTGATCGCCGAGGCCGGCAGCTTCAGCCGGGCGAGATCGGCCGCGGTCGGTGCATCAACCATGACGCGCCTCCCGCCGGAACAGTGGCAGGCTGGCGACAATACGGCGCTGTTCGCCACGGGCGTATTGGATGAACAGCCGCAGCCGGTCCAGCCGTGCCTTCTGGATCTCCCAGCCCTCGGCCACGGTGCAACCGGCCGCTTCGGCCAAGCCCTGCAGCAGGATGGAATTGCCCAGGGCGATGCAGAATGCCGGAACCAGATCGGCGGGAAAGTGATGGGGGCGGCTGGCGCCGGTCCAGCTATCGATCATCGCTTTGGTGATCGTCCGGCCCGCCGGAACGCTGACCGCGCTGGCCAGGGCATCGCGGTCGGCGAAAGGACCGGCCTTGATGGCGTCATTAAGCAATGACCGCAGGCGCTGCTCGAAGTTCAGGGCGCCGGGTTGGGCTGATGCGGGGATGGGGGCAGGGATCAGTTCGGCGCCGGGCAGATCCAGCAGGGCCAGGAAATCGGCCTGCCTCGGATCAGCCGACCGCCGGCCCTTGAGGGCTCTTTGGGTCATGCGGACCTCCGGGTTATTGTCGTTGCCAGCGGGCGCAGGCCCGCATTGGATCAACTCCCCCAAAAAGAGGCCGGGCGGGCACTGTGCACGGCCATGCCCGGCCTGAGTCTTGGGAGGCGCGCCGATGCCCTCGGCGCCAGGGATGGTGTGACCGGAAGCCCCCGCCGCGATGGCAGAGACTCCCAGCCGGCTTTCCCTTATGGTTGCGGTTGTCCAGACACACAGACCATGGAGGGAAACGAAAATGGAAAAGAAACCCGCTGCCTTTACCATCGACCTGTTAGACGACGGGAAGACGGCCAAACTGTCCTTCGGTCCGGCGGAGGGGCCACACATGGTCGTTATGCTTGAGGCAGAGCACGTCACGGGGCTCATTGATGCCCTCGCCAGAGCACGCGCAGCCATGCAGCCAGAAGTGCGGAGAAACGCCGACGGGCCGGTGCTGGTAATTCATGAGCCGGTCTATCGAACTCAAGTTGATACCCGATCAGAAGATATGTCGCTTGCCCTTCGCCATCCTGGCCTTGGCTGGATCGATTACCAGATGCCCCTTGAGGATGTGGCAAACCTTGTTCGCATATGGTCCACGGCACTTGCATCGTTACCGAATACGAGCGGCGGCCGGGTGCATTGACGGTGCTGGTCTTCGCGGATTTACAGCCGCCACCCCCGCCACCCTCCTCGCTCGTCGTGAAGTCTCCATAGGTGACGAGGTTGGGAGTGGTGCGGGACGATCCATAGGCGGGGATCAGCAGGGATTTGCAGGAGGGGTCGCGCGTGTTCATGCCGCCCTCCCGTCTTGGACATTGCGCCCATGGGGGCG